CTCCGTCATGATCTTTACCTTTCTTTTCTTCAACTTCTCCTTCATGTACATAATCAGTATTAACTGATACATACTCTTCAAATTCAGCTATAGGATCTACACCGTTTATTAAATCGTTATAATGAGTCTTAATAAAATCAAGAGCTATACTTTGAGATAAGTCTGGGTATTTACTTCTAATTATATCAATTACTGCTCCTATTGCTAATTTTTTTTCTTCTAAAGACATTTCTGGTGCTTCTTCAACAACCTCATCAGACAATGCTTTTTCAACTTCTGCTAATTTTTTAGCGTCTTTTTCAGCTGAAGTTCTTTCCATGTCTCTGATCTTGTCTGCTGCAGCTTTTAATTTACTTACATCAACTCCTAATTTAGCTGCAAGATCATCAAGCTTACCTTCTTTTAACATTACTCTAGCTTCTTTTAAATCAGCTTTTTTAAGTCCATTAAATACGTCTACTTTACCTTCTCCTCTTTTAGTTTCCTCTTCTCTATCGTGCTTGTCTACTTTTGATGATTCACCTGAAAGTAAGTTTAGGTAGTGGTTAGAATCTTTTTCTAAATTATCTTTTGCTTTTTTAGTTGCAGCCGTTAATTCATCAGCTTTTATATTAAACTTATCATGAGTTAATACTCCTGCTGCTTGAAGTTCATATTGAACACCTCTTTCAAGTGCGTCAAGTGAGTAAGTTAATGCTGGTCTATCATCATATACTTTTACATTCTCGAATGCCTCGTTTATAGGTGCGTCAAAGATCATTTGTTTATTTTTAAGAATTTGAACTGTATCGTCATATCCGTTAAACTTAGTTACAATATTAGGAAATTGTAATCTCATCTGGCGAACAAATTCTCCTTTAGCTAGCTTACCTTCTAGTACGGCTTTATAATTTTCTGTTACTTTTACTGCTTTCATAAGTAATCAAACATTTTAGTATTTGACGGCCTTTTCGGTCGTTGTTGCTGTTTCCAGCCTATTTTTGTTAATGTCTTTTTTGCCCTTTTACCTTTGCCAAATGCTTTTGGTGTAGCATATTGTGCTCCAGTTCCAGGAGTAAACGTTGCGGACCCACCAGTTACGTTGGCTTCGTCCAATTCTTGCATTACCTCTCTAATTAATTTAACAAGATTTGATCTTGTCATAGCTTCTTTAGCTCGTTAACTAGTTCGTAGTATTGCATTAACTTAACTAAATGATTGTCATCTATTCTTTCTTTGTTAGAAACAGGCTTAATAGCCTTAGATACTTCATCTAATTTAATTTTAACAACCTGGTTATCAACTCTAGAGGTTAGTTCATTTACTATACTACTAAGAATTTCAAACTCTTTATTAACTATATTACGTAAACGTGTACCGGAATTAACCGATGTAATAAATTCTTTTAAGATCCTTTTTTGTTCTGGTAATAGATCTTTATATTTGTTATTGAATTTTTCTAATAGGATTTTAAACGTTAAAAGCTTTAAATCTTTATCGTATTTAGAATATTCTTCTACCAGTGTATCTTTCACGTCTTCCTCTACCTGAGGTTTAGAAGTTAAATGCTCTAATATTGTAGTTTTATTATCAACTAACATTTGAGGGTTAATAAGTGTTTCAGTATTTTGTCCCTCTAGCAAACAATATAATGCTGCTAATGCTTTGTAGTCTCTGACCTGAATGCCAAAAAATTCATTGATATCGTAGTTTTCTTTAATTGCAGAAATTAAATTATATTTCTGCTTTTTAAGTACTCTCTGATCTAATTTTCTTGATACTTCGGTAATAGTCGAGACTATTGCTTCTGCTTTTGATTGTGATACATTTCTATTACGAACTATAAATTCATATAGTTTGTACTCTTTTGCAAGAGTTGATTTATTAGCAAAATGTTCCTTTATAATAGAAACAGCTTCAGAATCTTTATTATTAAGAGTATCTGATGCAATTTGTTTTACTAACAATTCAAATATTAGTCCTGTATTACGGAATTTTGAATGTTTTATCTTCATTATACACGTTTACTATATATAAATATGTATTAGTTTCCTAAATCTTTGATGTTATCTTCATTAAGAAGATCCGCCTCTAATTTAGTTTCTTTTTTAAATACAATATTTTTTAATGCTTCTTTGTTTTTATAGTATACCGCCTGGGTAGTAATGTTCTCCATTACATTATCATTATCGGATGGATAACCTCCTTGCATACCATGGACCCCTAAAGGATCACGTCCTCCTAAAGCGTCATTTGTACCGTATATAGAGGCTTTCTCTCTTGGTCTACCTCCTTCTGGTCCTGGTTGTCCCCATTCTTGTTCTTTTTCAGGTTCTACTTCTGAATAGCCTGTTGGTAATTCTTCTGGTGCTCCTCCTTTGGGTGTTGATACTGACCTTCTACCGTACATAGAAGCTAGATCATGAGGGGTACCGTATGTTACTCCAGACTTAGCTGGATCGTTACCTTCTGCTTCTATTTGAGCTATTCTAAAGAGTCTCTTACTGTCTTCTTTAACGAGCTCTCTCATTTCCATATAAGCATCTTCTGATAAATCAAATATGTTTTCGTAAATATAATCAGTAGAGAATAATTTAGTATCTTTCATTTGATTAGCTAAATCTACCTTCTCTTTTAGAAGAGCTACTTTCTCCTGTTCAAAGATTATAGAAGGAGTAGTTAACTTAAGTTCGAAGTTAGTTAAACTTTCTCCTGTAAATCCTTGCGTGTATAAATGTACTAGAGCTATTTTGGTTAACTCTGATTCCATTATCTTTTGAATACGTTCTACTGTTCTAGCAAATCTTATATCTTCTGCTGCTAGAGTAGCTTTACCTTGTAGATCTCCTTCAAATCCAAAATATGCTTTTGGTATTTTAAGAGCTGCAAACATCTTAGCTTGTAAGTACTCTACATCTTTTGTTCCATCGTATTCTAATCCTTTTGTAGTTTCAATTCTAGTAGAAGTATCTCCCCCTCTTACAGGCATGTAGAAGTCCTCCATCATATTCTGCATGTTGAAACGTAAATTATATTGTCCATCATCTCCTATATAAGGAGTCTTTTTCATACCATTAATAGTCTTTTGCATAAACTGCTCTACTTCTGCAGGTGGAACGTTACCTACATTTATATAGAACATTCTCTTCTCAGGTGCTCTCATTATACGGTGAATTAACATCGCATCTTCCATTAATGTAACTTGCTTAAATATTTTTCTTGCAGGTTCTAAATAAGATCTACCATAAGGTAAGTAATTTGTATCGGATATTAATCTAAAGTGAGCTATTTCATAATTATCAAACTCTACTATTTTAGACTCATCTCTTCTCTTGGGTAAGTAGTTTGGGTGTTGTGATGATGCTAAACCGTCTGGGTCTAATCTAAAGTTTACTGCTGCAGGATTTTCAGGGTCCGTGCCTTCTTCTCTAATCATATGGTAAACCGTATAAGGTAGTACGTTATATACTCCGAACTTCTCAGCTATTTCTAGCTTCAAGAAAAAGTCACCATACTTACACATGTTTCTAGTCCATGACCATAGGTTAAATTCTATATTTAATACGTCATAAAATAAATTATAAAGTACTCTTTGAATATTCTCATCAGATGATTTAATACCTAAAATTTCGTTGTGATCATTTTTTATAGTAGCTTCGTCGGCTATAATATCTAATGCTGAAGCAATAATAGGATCAGTATCCATTGCCTCGTAATCAGAATATAATTGTATTCTTAATGTCTGATAATTAAGATTTGGGTTAAATATATTTCTATTATTATAGATGTATAGTCTACTAAACCTGTCTACTAGTGAGTTAGTTTGGTATCTACCTGTAGACTGTATCTGATTAACATCAGCTATTTTAAGTTCATCTCCTCCTATATTCCTAACTATAACGTCATTGGAAAAGAGTCTTCTTAGTCTACCAAATACGGATTTATCTGCCATTTAATTGATTTTATATATATAAATAGTATTACTTTAAAAGCCAACGGAGATCTTCTTCACCACGGGCTGTCTTATAAAGATACGGATTTTCTCTCTGATTTCCAACATTTGTCATGACAGCTTTGTTTTGAGCGTTTAAATTGCTAAATGATGATAGTTGTGCTCTAGCCAAATCCATACCTTGTTGTCTTAATCTTAGTGCTGTATCTCTAACATATAGTGCTGTTGCACAAGAAATAACTAAATCATCGTTATATCTATCTTGTGCTTGTGCTTTACCGTTTTTCCATATAAACACTCTCATTTCTCCTATCAACCTTTTAGATTGAATAGTAACTGATTTGTCTCTAATATACTCTATCATCTTAGCTATAACTAAAGGCCTAGTTCTAGACGACATTGTAAATCCAGGAACAAGTTTATCTCTTTCATACTTGTGCATATATGATTCTACTGATTCCATTTGAGCTGTAGAGCTATAATATATGTTTTTATACTCTCTTTCTATTAACTGTTCTATGGTAGCCCAACCTATATTTGCATTCTCACATACTAATAGTGCATCGTTATATTCTGATGCTATTCCTACCAGTACATTACCGAACTCTTTAGGAGATATCTTACCTTTATACTCTGCTACCTGCACACATTCCTCTATATCAAATACATGAAATGCAGAATAATCGGTTGAATCACCTCTTGCAACATCGGCTACAACCATATATGATTTACTGTAATCAACTCCTTCCCATACCCATAAATTACCGTCTACTCCTCTTCTCTCTAAAGGATCTTTGATATATGTTTCTTCAATAAATAACATATCATCTGGTTCAAATACTGTATCACCAGAGGCTAAGAAGTCACAATCACATTCCTGTCCTGCCATACGAGGACCTAAATCTGCATCTTGTTGATCTCTCCATTTTTGATCTCTTTCAGGGTGAACTGTCCAAGGTAATCTTATTGGTAAAAATGAATTTTCTCTAGTTTCTGCTTTTTCCCATGTTTGGTGAAACCAGTTACCAACACCATTAGGGGTTGATAGTGCCATACACTGTCCACCGGTAGCTAAGGTCTGTTGTGCTGCTGTGAATGTTTCATCTACATTCTCAATAAAGGCAGCCTCATCCATTAATAGTAGTGATACCGCTTCTGATCTTGCAGCATCTGGTGAGGATGATTTAGCTTGTATTTTTGAACCATTTTTAAGTCTTAAAGATAATTTATTCTTTTCAACTGAGGGTAACTTTAACCATTTTGGTAATTCATCATACATGAATATTACCTTAGTTACTAGGTTTCTAGCAGTTGCTTGAGTGGTTGCTAATGCTAATACGTTTTTATCTTTATGAAATAACATTAACCATAAACTGTAAGCAGAAGCTAGGGTTGAGATACCTAACTGTCTGGACTTAAGAGTAATGATATACTGTTCGTCTTTAAATAAATTAAGAATTTTATCCTGAAATGGGTATAAATTGAATAAGATCCTACCCCTAGTAGGGTGCTGTATATGACAGTACCTTCTCATAAAGTACGCCGGATCTTTAGCACACTTGATATACTCTTGTGCTATTATTTTTTTTATATCTTTTGACATAACTATTTTATTCCTCCTTTAAATACTTGGGGTGCTAGCCCATTATTTAAGTTAATTGGATTGGAAAAAGATTTAGGATTTTCTCCTATGTAGTTTATTAATTGCTCTGGTGATAGAGACATAAAGCTACCGAAATTTTTAGATGTATCTACAAATATAAAATGATCTACTCCTTCTCTTTTAGCATATGTTCCTGCATATACTTTTTGTAAGGCTACTCTTAAAGTATTTGTATCACTACTTGATTCGTCAGTTATATATGTATTAACTAATTCAGAATCATAAACCTGAGATAGTAAGTCTTTTAAATCTTTAACGGCTTGTTTATATCTATCAGGTGATTGTTGTTGTATAGCTGGCATAAATTTATCAGGTCTACTTTTATCTAATCCTAATTCTTCTACAGTATCTAGTATTTTTGCACCTCCAGTAAAAGAATGATCTCTTTTACCTAATCTTGCTGCTGTTCCTTTTACTTCTAGGTATTTTCCGTTCCAGTCTAAATCTCCTTTACCGCCTTTCATCATTTTTACATCTCCTACTAGTGAAGCTAATCCTATTTCTGCTTTTCCTACTCCTCTTCCTCCTTCTTGACCTCCTATATTAATAAGAAGTTGCACTGTGTCAGAAGTTAATTTACCCTGTAAAGCTGAAATTAAGTTACCAGAGGCTCCTAATTGTGCAAAATTGAGTGGCTCTTTAACGTATTGCATATAATCAGATAATTGATCATTATTAGAAAGTACGTTGAATACTCTTTGTGCAGCATCTCCAGATTCTAAAGTACTGTCATCTATATTTTTTGATTTAATATATTCAAAAAAACCATTTTGATTAGGTCTGTTTGAAATGTATTTTTTAATATGCTGTAGTGCTTCAGTATCGTTTTCAATAGAACTTAAAAGGGCTACTATATCATCTTTAGTTATTGGTTTAACCTCTTCAGTTAATTCAGAGATTAATTTATCAAGTACTCTCTTATCTTTCGGATTATTAATATCCGGAACACCTGATTCGGATCTCCAGGCCCATTCAGTATATAGCTTGTCAGTAATATTCATTATGCTTCTGGTTCTTCTCCTGCTTCAAAGTCTACAGGTTCATCAGATAAGTCAGCTGGTTCTGCTTCTGGTGCATCTCCTAAGTCATCTGCTCCTCCTGTATCAGCTCCTCCTTCTCCGCCAGGAAAGTCTCCACCTCCTGTATCTGCATCTCCTATGTCGGAACCATCTGCTGGTTCTTCTCCTGCTCCTTTCATAGGTGCTTCTTTATATAGTAATGCAAGTTTATCTAATGCCTGTTGGTATTCTGCTATATTTGAAAGTAAATACCTTTTACCCATAATTTGAGCTTCAAAGGTTTTACCTGTCCACTTTAAAATATAGTCTTGACCGTTTTTTAAATTAACTCTAAATGATGTAGGTCTAGGTGATATCCAATCTATAGAATCAACAAACTCTTTGAAATCATCTGTTTGTAGTTTAACTATAGCTGCTTTAACTGTAGGAAATTTACCTAGTATGACATCTGTAGCATCTTCTAATACTGTCTCTTCTGGTGATGAAGTATCCGGTTCTTCTTCCGGTGTTGGTTCTTCATCTTCGACTTCGTCTAAAAGTGATTCAATTAATACCTCTTCGTATGCCTCTAATATAAGCTTGTCTAGATCTTTCTTTTTCATATTAATTATTTCTACAGTGATCTTTTCCTTTAAGGTAAGGAGTTTTACATTTTGTTCCTTTAACATGTACTCTACCGCACTTACCACAGCAAGTTGCTTTAGCTTCATTTACTGATTCATCTAAGTTATGATCGATTACAGTTATACCTAAAAAACCAAACTCTTCTATTATATCGTTAGCAGTTCGTTCGTCAGTAAAGTAAAAAACATTAGGATCATTAACCTCAAATTGACCTTTATATTTATCGTCTAAATGAGCAAGAGCATATCTTGCATCCCTTATAGTAGTTTTTATATAGTACATATTTTCTGGAGCTTCAACTAATTCTTGATCTTTTCCTATATTAGAAACATCTTGATCTAACATGTCTTCAAGTTTTTTCTTTTTGACTGTTAAATCTTTTAATTGGTCAACTACAGATTTATCTCCTGCTTTATACTGTTTGGCAAGTTCTTTCATTTTATTAACTAAAAGATCGTAAACCTTTTTCGTTTTACCAACTCCTTCCTCTACTTTTCCTTTACCTCCACAGTGCGGACAATCATCAGGACAGCCACAGCTTCCATTTACTATTGGATTGTTACAACAAGAACAAATATCTTCTCCCTCTTCTGTTACTTCTTTGTTAACTGGAGATTTAAAGCTTTTAATAGCAGCTATTTCTTGCTTAAAGTGATATCTCATTTCTTCATTAAACTCATCTAGCTCTTCATCATCCATATGAGGATAAAATTTATCTCTAATATAAGCAATAACTAGTCTAGCATTTTTATATCCCATACCTATATCCTTATCAGCATCTCCTATTTCATTTTCATTAACATTTTCTAATGCTAACTTATCAATAATAGGTTGCTTTTCTTCTGAGTCTAAATAGTGGAAAGCTGCAGATAAATAATCTCTAGCTAAAATTAATTTCTTTTGCCACCAATGAGGAAAATCAACTTCACCATCAAAGTTATCATACTTATGTAGCTTCTTGTATAATTTAGCAGCATAAGTAGCAGTCTCCATAGCTGAAGATTTTAACATGTCTGGTTCATCGTCTTGATGGCCTACGTCTACATCCTCTTCTTCTTTAATCTTAAAATTATTTTTCATAGCCTCTCTTTCTTCATCACTAAGTTTAATGTACTCTCCTTTCTCAGGATAATGGTTTCGGCCGTAGTCATCTTTTTCTTTATCTTCCTTATAGTAGTCTTTATCTTGATGATAGTCGCTTTCTTTTTTTCTTCTTTTAGCATAATCTGTATCTGCACCATCTTTTACTTTATCATAATCTTCACCATGTTCAGCTAATTTAACGGGGGTGTCTAAATCTCTTAGATCATTTGCAGCATTATAGGCTTCATCAGGATCCATAAATTTAATCATTCCAGGTTTGATAACTTTATATTCGTCTTTTTCATACATGAATAAATTTTTTATTACATCATCATGTATTTTAGGAGAGTATGTGATAGTATCTGCACCATCTTTTACTTTATCATCGGCTTCTTTTTTAGATAATGCTGCCTTTATACTATCAAGATCTATATCACCATGTTTGTTACTTAGTTTTTTAGCAGCTGCATATGCTCCATATCCCATTCCCATTAAAGTAACAAATTGAACTAACAAATCTGTAATAGATGGATCTACTGCTTCACTAGTATCTAAATTCTCTCTTAAATCTGCGTTTTTATCTTTACATGCATCTCTTAATTCTTCATCTGACATATGTCTAACTTTCTCTGGTGTTGTGTTCAGAAAGTCTATACAATCAGCTCTTGTCATCTTATCAATAGGTGGACCGTCAGGTGCCTCATTTGTAGCTTTTTCTTTATCTATCAAAGCTTTAATAGCCATTAATGTGTGTTGGTCTTTGGTTGAAAGTCTACTTAATCTTCTTCTCTCTAAATCTTCTTCATCTCCTGGTTTCATTTCAGAGGTTAGTTTAACATTAGCTCCATCATCAGCTAGATCTTTAGCTGTTTGTTCATCATCAGTGTAAACAACACCTTTATCAGCTTCTAATAATTGTTTTTCTAAAGATTCCTTTAATACTTCTAAATTTTTGACGGTGATCTTCTCTGTGGGTTGAACAGCACCTTTTTTAAGTTGCTCTAATGTAGATTCACATTTAGATAAACGGTCTTGTATCTCTTGATAAGTCATTTGCAAATGTTTAATTATATACGTATATAAATAAATAGATTAGTTCTGCCTATTATGTATTTTTACATGTATTAAGTAGTTTATAATCATAAACTGTTCTAATTTTAGCTGGTACATTTAAAAATATACAACAATAGAATCTGGTTCTACCGTCTATAATATACGATTTTTTATTTAATTCTAAAAAAAGAATCGGGTGATAATCATTATTTTTTACAGATTCTAATATTTCTTTAACACTAAACCCTCTTTCTATCTCTCTTGGGTATAAGATATCCCTTTCCTCTAATGTAGTAATAAAATTAGTATTATTTTTTTCAGTTAAAGCACGCTCTAATATTTCTCTACATTTAACTGTGTTTGTAAAGTTTAAAACTTCTTTAAACTTAGCTGTATCGTAAGTACTTTCTTTGGTATTTTTAATTATATTTAATGCACAATCTTCGTTTAAATCTAATACAAAATTTCTAACGTCAGGGTGCCATTGATTAAATAAGTTCTCTACATCAATGTTATCATAAAGTAATTTACTTACTCTTGCCACCTTTCATATTAGCACACCAATGGTACATTTTTCCTTTCTCTCCTCCGTACTTTTTTGCTTTTGCTCTAAGTGAAGATACAGAACCCTTACAACTAGCACCTGATTTCTTTACTCTACCGGGTCTAGATTTACCTTTCTTTTTACCGTCTTTGAAGTTCTCTAAAGCATGAGGAGCATTATCATGGTTACATTTATGACAGATATATAAGTCATCTCCTCCGTCTGCTTTATCCCAAGTCCATCCACAGTTCTTACATTTAACTTTTGAGTCTTTTACAGCCTCATCATATAGCTCGAAATCTTTTAGTTCCCAATCTTCAGGTGTTTTTCCGCTAGCATACTTCTTAGCTGCAATATCTTTATGTAGTCTTTCTGTATCTACAGCTAGTATTTCACCTATTATTTGAGCTAAAGTTAACCGAGTCATTATACTGTTACGTTTCTTCTTTCAAGTTCTTTAAGAATTAAATGCTTTTTTCTATTATATGTAGAATTAGAATACATTGTTTTTAATTCTTCAGTTTTAAAACTACTAGGTGTATGATGTTTCCAAAAAAACTTTTTACCTACTATTTTACCACGAGAATCTCTTTTATATTCTTTTGTTGATGGTTTTAACTTTATTGACATTAACTTTCTTTGTTGATTTTACGACCTGCTTTTACGGCATCTTTATGTGCCTTTGAATTTTTATGAGCTGGTTTCTCACCTCTTGCTCTTTTAGCTCTAATATTGGCCCAGAGTCCTGGGTCCTGGCTTTTCTTCTTGAAGCTGTCTTAATGCTTCTTTTAAATTTTTCATACTTTATAGTTTATCTGAATGCATCATTAGCATTCTAATTATAATAGCTACTAAAGAACCAAAAATAATCCAGAGTGCTCTATTTACTCCATCTTTCCATTTTTTAATTACTTCTATTTCTGCCATTTGTCTTCTAAACTCTTTTTCATTGTCCTGTAACTCTAATCTATACTCGGTATTTTTGTTAGAATTTACGATAACACCATTTTCTGGATTCAATAGAGTGTACTTAAGGTCAGAGACATCTTCTTTCAAATCTTGCATATCTTCTTGCATTTGTTTAAGCTCGCCGTTAGGCATATGCTTTTTAATATGCTTAATCTCTAACAGTAAATCCTCTAGGAGTTCTTTCTGTGTCATGATGTAATTTTATTTATAAATATAGGCTAGATTACAGATCGGAGATTCTCTACGTATGTTTTTAAATCTTTAAGTATTTTCTCTTTATACTCTTTGTTCATACCGCCCCAATCCTCTATAGTTCCATCTTCTGTTACTACATTACTTGATTCAGTTATTGACTCTACTACCCAGCTCTCTATATCGTCAGCAAAAGTACTAATGTTTCCTGACATCACTTTTTTTACATAGTCTTCATATAGTCCTATTTTACGTAAATTATTTTCAAAGTCTATAGTACAAGGGTCAAAACAAAAGCCATTTAACTTATACATTTTTTTAGCTAGATGATGTTTCATTGAACCTCCACATTTTGGACACACTAAGGGTATCCTAATAGCTTTTTTTGCAGAATCTAATTTAGTAATATTTTGCTTAATTCCATTTTTAATGGTCCAAGTCTTTCCATTATCCTCCCAAATATCACCTTCGTAATATCTTTTAGAGGTTTTTTGATACCCAGACTGTATTTTGGTACCTGCTGTATAATCTTTGTTTACTAAATTTCTTGCTCTTTGTACGTCGGACTGTCTAAACTCTTTTTTTAATAACGAGTCTTTACTCATAACCTAGTTCTTTTAATTTATTTATAACATGATTAACATCACCATTTTTACATCTAATAGCTATACCGCCTTTAGCTGCCCATTCGTTTATATTAGATTTTTTATCATCTATAAGAATAGAATTTTCATTTGCATATCTTTGTTTATCAGCAGAGTATGCCATAATTACTTTTGGTTTTGGACTTAAGTTATTTTTAGCCCATAATTGTTTACCTAATCTAGAACTATTATCTCTAGATGGAGATGTTAAAAGATCAGGTTGATAAGGTTTTATAAAGTCCCATAATTGATTACCGTTTGGCATCCAGTCCATTCCTACCCAAAATCTAACTCCAATTTTTTGATCTATAAGATGCCAAAATTGTTCTCTTCCGTATTTTTTTTCATACTCTTGTGGGTGCATACCACTAAAATGTTCAAACCTAGATTCGAAATTAGTTAGCACTCCGTCCATATCACAATATATCTTGTATGGTGGTTTTTCTTTTTCCTCTTTTATAGGATAAGCTTCTAATAATTCTACTATACTTTTCATAACTTTTGTTTAATACCCAAAGATGGAAGTCTTAATGCCCATACTTTTTTTACATCTTCTACTTCTTGATCTGTAAGATAAGGATCTCCATCTTTATCTAACCTACCGGTAAAGGAGTATAGGTATTGATGTACTACATCTTTAAATTGTTTTTTTCTCTTTTTTGCAGATAAATATAAACCTTGTATATTAGCATCAATTTCTGATGGTAGTGTTAGGTATTTAAATGCTCCGTTCTTTTCTACACCTTTTTGTATTTTAAATCTCAGTCTTTTCTCATCATCGGTATCAAAATCTCCTCCAAATTGTGAGTCTTTACCAAATGACTTACCTCTTTCATTATCTCCTGCCTGAGTTAAATGTTCCACCTCGTGTCTTATCACATCAGCTATTTCAAATGATAACTCTTCGAAATCTCTAGGAAAGTTAAACGGATCTAATACATATTCTAATTCAAGTTTTGCAGGAGTCCAGACATCTTTTTTATCAAATCCTCCTTTATATGCTCCACCGTCTTTCATTATTCTGTCTATACCTTTAATAAACATAACCTTAAGTTCAAAATCAAATTCTAAATCTGTTTCTTTTTGAAACTCCTTATCTAA